TCGCCGCTGCACTGCAGCCGACCTTTGCCCAGACCCGCATTATGGTCTGGCAGGGCGTCTCCGGAGGAATCGTGCCTGTCTGCATCGGCGGCGGTCAGGTCAGCCTCAGCTTCCCCGGAACGGGCATTGCGACAGCCGCCAACTTCGCCGTCACCAACAGGCACACGCAAACGCAGCGCCTTGAGTATCTCGTCACGCCCGCATCCACAACAGCTGTCGCAGGCTGGCGTTACACCAACCTTGGCTGGAGGGTGGGCGGCGCCAATGCGGGTGAGGGCGGCTTCTTCTATGTTTGCCGCTGGGGCCCTGCTACCGGCGTGGCGACAGGGACCAACCGCGCTTTTGTCGGCATGGCGAACACCGTCGCCGCTCCGACCGACGTTGCGCCGAGCAGCATCCTCAACATCGTTGGCATGGGCTGGGACGCAGCCGACACCGCGATCCAGATCATGCATCGCGGCACCGGTGCAGTCACCAAGGTCAACCTCGGCGCCAGCTTCCCGGTGCCCATCACCGACCGCACCAAAGTTTACGAGCTGGTGATGTTCTCACCCCCCGGCAGCACGCAGTCGGTGAGCTACACCGTGACCGACCTTGGCACCGGCGCCACCACCTCCGGCACCATCAGCGCCAACATGCCAACCACCGACACGCTTCTGGCGCCCAGGGGCTGGATGAGCGTCGGCGGCACCAGCAGCGTGATCGGCATCGCCCTGATGAGCCTCTACCTCGAGACCGATTACTGATGACCACCAAGCGCGAAACCATCCTGGCGGCTGTCAGCACTGCTCTTACCGGCACCACCGGTGTCGGCACGCGGATCTACCGCACGCGCGTGGAGCCGGTCGCCCGCGAGGAGAGCCCGGCGATCGTGGTGGAGCCGATCAGCGACACCGCCAGCCAGAACACCAGCCTGCCAACGCTCGACTGGTCGATGACGGTGCGGGTGAGCGTGATTGTGCGCGGGGCCATCCCGGACCAGCAGGCCGACCCGATCATCGAGAGCCTGCACAGCAAGCTGATGGCCGACCTGACGCTGGGCGGCTACGCGATCGACGTTCAGCCCACGAATGTAACCTTCGTTTTCACCGAGGCTGATGGCGCAGCCGGTGAGATCCAGTGCGACTATCGTGTGCTGTATCGGACCTATGTCACAAATCTTGCGAGCTGATCATGGCTACGATGGTGGACGAATACTGGGGCCAAGGCGGGTCTTACCTGCTCGACCCCAAAACCGGCAAGCGGAAGCTCATCGAGCGGACAAAGCCGGCCCAACCCTCCAAACCTGACGAGGTAGAGAGCAATGCCGCTCCTGAGCCGCAAACGCCTGATCCTGGCAAAGATTGAATCCACTTACGGCACGGACAGCGTTCCTGTCGGCGCCGATGCGGTGCTGGTGCGCTCGTTGGAGGTGACCCCGCTCGAGGCCGATGTGGTCTCCCGCGACCTGATCCGTCCCTATCTCGGCAACAGCGACCAGCTACTGGCCACCCCTCGCGTGCGCTGCAGCTTCGAGATCGAGCTGGCCGGTTCCGGCACCACTGGCACTGCTCCTCGCTATGACGCGCTACTGAAGTCTTGCGGCATGTCTGGCACGGTGGTGGCCTCTACCTCGGCGACCTATGCGCCGGTGAGCGCCATCTTCAGCAGCTGCACGATCGTCTACAACATCGACGGCGTGCAGCACAAACTGACCGGCGTTCGCGGCACCGTGTCGATGAACTGCCAGCTGGGTCAAATCCCGACGCTGCAGTTCGAGATGACGGGCATTTACAACGCCCCGACCGATACTGCGCAGCCAGCAGTGACCTACGCCGCGCAGGCCACCCCGCTGATCTTCAAGGAAGGCAACACCTCGGCGTTCCAGTTCTTCTCCTACAGCGGATGCCTGAGCTCGGTCACCTTCAACCTGGCCAATGAGATCGTCTACCGCGAGCTGGTGGGCTGCACGAAAGAGGTGATCATCACCGACCGCAAGCCGACCGGTGAAGTGGTGATTGAAGCTCCGACCATCGCCACGAAGGACTACTTCACCCTGGCACTTGGCTCAGCCACCGGGAACCTCACCTTCCTGCATGGCACCACTGCCGGGAACCGCGTAACCTTCACGGCATCCCAGGCAGACTTGACTTCGCCGACCTATTCCGAGCAGGACGGCATCGCCATGCTGAACCTGCCCTACGTGGCGCTGCCCACGACGGCCGGCAATAACGAGTTCTCCCTGGCCTTCACCTGATAGGAGCCCTGCATGGCATTTGTTCTGTCTCAGAGCGAGTCGTACACCTGGCCGGTCAGCGTCGAGTTCCCCATCGACGGTGGCCGGTTTGACAAACAGACCTTCGACGCCGAGTTCAAGCGTCTGCCTCAGGCGCGGATCCGCGAGATCTGGGACCAGATTCAGTCTGGCGACCTGACCGACGATGATCTCTGCGATCAGGTGCTGGTTGGCTGGAGCGGCATCCAAGACGGCAAGAACGGCGAGGTGCCATTCAGCGAAAAGGCCAAGGCCGACCTGTTGAATGTGCCCCTGGTGGCCGCGGCCGTGGTCAGCAGCTGGCTGGACAGCCTGAGCAAGGGCAAGAGAAAAAACTGATTGCCGCCGCCGAGCACTGGGCCGGCGGCGGGAAAGACAGCGGCAAGCAGCTGGACGATGACGCTGCCGCTTTCGGCGTGATCATCGAGCAGCCCGAGCCGGATAGGTTCGAGGTGTGGCCGGAGAACTGGGACGCGATCGACATGTGGTGCCGGGTGCAGACGCAGTGGCGCACCAGTGCTGGCGGGGCCATCGGCCTCGATTACTCGGCGCTGGCCTGGCTCTTTAAGATGTACTCAGTACAAGACCAGCGCGCGCTCCTGGAGGATCTGCAGGTGATGGAAGGATCGGCGCTGGCAGCGATGAACCGGGAGGGCTGAGCCATGGCGATGACCCTCGACACGGCGATCAAGTTCACCGCGAAGCTGGAGGGCACGGGCCTCGATCAGCTGAAGCGTGGGCTGCAAAGCCTCAGCCAGCAGAGCAACGTCAGCAAGCGATCCCTCGATCAGCTCTACACCGCCACGAAGGTGCTGGGCAGCGCATCGAACAACACGATCGCAGGCCTGCAGAAAACCACAACCGCTCTGCGGGTCTTGCGGGACCAGGCCGACTTCGGCAGCCGCAAGTTCAATCTGCTAACCCGCGACATCGAGGCGGCCGAGGCGCGGCTGCGGCGTTTCCAGTCAACGGCAGACAGGAGCGCCGGCGTATCGCGCGGTGGGGCGCTGCTAGCGGGCGCTGCAGGCGGCGTTGCGGGTGCTTTGGCTGTCCAAGGCGGCGCCCTGGCCCTACGGGGCGCGCAGGGCGCTGTGCAAGTCGGTCTGGACGCGGAAAGCGCGCAGGTTCGGCTCCGGGCGCTCACCGATGAGTTCGGCGAGTACAACGCCGCGCTGGCTGCCACCGATCGCATTGCCAAGACGCTGCGGCTGAGCAACACCGAGGCGCAGGCGAGTTTTGCGAGCCTCTACGCCTCGCTGCGCCCCACCGGCATCACGCTGCAGGAGATCGAGAAGGCTTTCATCGGCTTCTCTGCCGCGGCCCGCAACAGTGGCGCCACGGCGGAGGAGACCAGCAACGCGCTGATCCAGCTGAAGCAGGCCCTCGCGTCTGGCGAGCTGCAGGGTGACGAGCTGCGCTCGATCCGAGAGCAAGCCCCGCTGGCCGCTCAGGCGATCGCAAAGGAGCTCGGCGTCACGATCGGCGAGCTGAAGGAGCTGGCATCACAGGGCAAGCTCACCACCGACGTGGTGCTGCGTGCGCTGGGCAAGCTGCAGTACACACAGCTGGGCAAGCTGAGCGAGCAGTTCCAGACCGGCCAGCAGGCGATCAAGGATTTCCAGGTTGCCGCCCAGGGGCTAGGCATCGAGCTGCAGCGGATCTTCGGCCCCACGGCGATCAGCCTGCTGCGCAACTTCACCGGCGCGCTCAAGGAGGCTAGCGACGTGCTGGGCGGCATCACCGGCAACGGTGATGCAGGCCAGCGTGCTCAGCTGCGGGTGCAGGCGAACCAGCAAGCGGCGCGCGAGACGAATGACAAGTTCGGCATCTTCTCGTTCCTCCAGCAAGGATCGAAAAACCAGTTCCTGCTGAAGCGCGAGCAGGAGATCTATCAGCGGCTGCTGCGGCAGCAGACCCGGCCGGCCGATCAGGTCAGCGACAGCCAGCGGGAAGCACAGCAACGCGCCGCGAACGAACGGGCGTCTGCGGCCGAACGGTCGTCTGCGGCCGAACGGTCGTCTGCGGCCGACCGTTCGGCCATGGAGAAGGCCAAGAATAACCTGGCCGATCAGCTGAAGATCCGCGAGGACATCGAGAAGCGGCTGGCGGACTTCCGCGAGCAGTCGATCCGCCGTGCGGCTGACCTTGAGCGTGACTTCGGCGACCAGCGGATAGAGCTGGAGCGCAGCATCGCTGAGGCCCGCCGGCGGATTGCGGCGCAGGAGCAGGATGCGGCGTTTGAACGCGCACGGCAGCGGCTCCGCGGCGCTGGACTCGGCACCGATGCGCTCGACACGCAGGCACGGCTCAACGAAGCCACGCGCCGGTTCACCGAGCAGACGTTCCAGATCGCGCAGCAGGCCACCGATCGCAGGGTGCAGCTGGAGCGCACGATCGAGGATTACAAGATCAGCGTCGCGCGCGGGACCAGCGACATCCTGCAGGATGCCGCCGACAACATGGCGCAGAAGATGGTCGCCGGTGCCAGGAAAGCAGCCGGCCAGCTCGGCGGTGG